TGCCGCTAGATAACCTACGTAAGTCACGTCAATATCTAGCAGAGCGTATCCTTGATCTTGTTCAAGGGTTCTACACAGAACAGCGCGTTATTCAGGTTACTAACGAAGATGACCCCATGAAACCACGCGAAGAAATGGTCGTTAACCAGATGACTCCAGAGGGTGAAATCATTAATAACTTAACTATAGGCGAGTACGATGTTGTTGTAGCTACTGCTCCAGCACGCGATAGCTTTGATGAAGTTCAGTTTGCTGAAGCTCTCAACCTACGACAAGTCGGTGTTAGTATTCCTGATGACGCAATCATCGAGTATTCGCATCTAGCTCGTAAAGGCGAACTTGCTAAACGTATACGCATGATGACAGGTGTAGAGCAGTCAGAAGAACAGATGCAAGCAGCGGCTATGCAGCAAGAGATTCAAATGCAGCAAGTACAGCTAGAGTTGGCTAAGATGCAAGCAGAAGTTCAGAAGCTACAATCAGAAGCGGCAGTCAATATGGCTAAAGCCCAAGACACAGCAGGCGTTGCACCGCAAATCCGTATGCAAGAGCTACAAGCTAAGATTGGTATGAAAGAGCAAGAGTTAATGCTACGTAGGGAACTTGCCTCGCTTACTAATCAGACTAGAACAAATCAATCTCAAACTAATGCTGCAACTCGCATAGCTGCTACTGCTATGCAGACTGCCGCGAAGAAAGAAGCAGCTAAACCCCAACAGGTGGACATACCTAACATTAGAACCACCAACAACCAATAGGACATTGATATGAGTGATGATAAAGACGAAAATGTAAACACAACTACGTTCGACGTAATGCCGGGAGCTGACCCAATTGAAGATGATGACGCACCTGCTATCGACTTAAGTTTCCCAGACGAGCCAGAAGCCAAAGAGGAGGAAACCGTTGAAGAGACTGTTGCCGAAGAATCCGAAGAAGTTGTGGCCGAAGAAGAGACCGAGGAGCCTGCAGAAGATGTTGAACCTGAAGCAGAGTCTGAGGAGGAGCCGGAAGCTCTAAAAGAACCAGAGCCAGAGCCAGAACCTGAAGTAGAAGAAAAGCCTACTGAACCTAAAGCTAAAAAGCCGATGGTCCCTAAGTCAAGACTGGACGAGGTACTCGCTAAGCAGAAAGAACTACAGAAGCAGTTAGAAGATATGCGGGCTTCGCAAGCAGCAGAAGAGGAAGCTCCTGAAGAGTACGACTTTGCCGCTAAAGAAGTTGAATATCAAAATGCTTTGCTTGATGGAGAGGTAGAGAAAGCAACGGCCGTTAGAACCGAAATCCGAAAAGCCGAAAGGGCACAGATTGAGTTTGAAATGACTCAAAAGATGACAAAGACGGTTTCACAGGATAGAGAAGCTAACGCATTGCAACAAGCTGCTACTCAATTAGAGAATGCATTCCCACAGTTTAACAGGGCGTCTGACCAGTACGATGAAACTCTGACAAACGAAGTTGTTGAGCTACGAGATGCATTTATGATGAAAGGTGAGAACCCCGTAGCGGCACTATCTAAAGCAGCTAGGTTTATTGTACGAGAGTACGATTTGGTAGATAATGCAGAGGAGACTCCAGCATTAGCAAGCACGCCTAACGCCGCCGATGAAGTGGCTAAGAAGCGTAAAGAAGTCAGCCGCAAGCTAAAAGCTGCAGAATCACAACCGCCCGAGATGCCGGGTGAAAGCTCTGCTGCTAAAGGCGAAAGTCAGTACGACATTAATAACATGACTGAAGATGAGTTTAACTCGTTGCCAGAAGCTACATTAAAAAGACTACGAGGGGATATCCTCTAAGAGGTGATCTATGCCATCGAAGAAAGACCCACGATTAGCCCGAGCTGGAGTGTCGGGCTATAATAAACCGAAACGGACACCTAATCACCCTAAGAAGTCTCATGTAGTGGTGGCTAAAGAAGGTGACAAGGTTAAGACTATACGTTTTGGTGAGCAGGGAGCAAAGACTGCGGGTAAACCTAAAGCAGGTGAATCCGCTAAGATGAAAGCTAAACGAAAATCCTTTAAAGCTAGACATGGTAAGAACATAGCTAAAGGTAAGATGTCTGCCGCATACTGGGCAAATAAAGTTAAATGGTAAGGTGACTAATATGGCTAAAGGTGTTCCTCATTTTTTTAGAGACGGTACTAAGCACACAGGCGGCACACATAAAATGCCTAATGGTGATGTACATTCAGGTAAAAACCACGGTGTTACGTCAAAGAAACTTTTTCATTTAGGTGAACTATCAAAAACTGCAAAGGAAAAAGCTATGGGTTATTCAAGCGGATACGGTAAAACAAAGACTACTACTAGGAAGAAAAAGAAAAAGACTAAGAAGTAATGGCTAGGACAAATGAAGCTCTTTGGAAGCGTATTGTTGCTTCTGTAAAGAGAGGAAGCAAAGGCGGCAAGGCAGGGCAATGGTCTGCTCGTAAGGCACAGTTAGCCACTCAACGCTACAAGAAAGCGGGCGGTGGTTATGCTGGTGGTAAAACCAAAGCCCAGAAGTCTCTCTCTAAGTGGACTAAAGAGAAGTGGGGTACTAAGTCAGGAAAGAACAGTACCCAAGGCGCTAAAGCTACGGGCGAAAGATATCTACCCAAGAAGGCTAGAGAAGCCCTTAGTAAAAAAGAGTATGCAAAAACTAGTGCTAAAAAACGTAAGGATACGAAAGCGGGCAAGCAGTTTAGTAAACAGCCTAAAAAAGTAGCCAAGAAGACAGCTAGGTACAGGTAGTGCGTAGATATTTATACATCATACTGTTTGTCGCAGGGTTTTCCCATGCCGATAACGCCCAAGAAGGTAGTTTAAATACTTTCAACGGCGATGGTAGCACGGTGTCGAGTAACAATACTACTCAAGATGATTCCGTGTCTAATACATACAACGGTGCTGGTTCATCTAGCGAAATGCCCGTTGGTAGTGCTATCAGCCCTACGTATATGAGCAATGGTATGGACACCTGCTTAAAAGGCAGCGGAAGCTCGCTGCAAACTGTCGGTGTTGGTATATCGAACGGTGAATACGAAGTCGATCCAAACTGTGATCGCAGAAGAGATGCAAAGTTGCTATCAGACTTAGGTATGAAGGTAGCAGCAGTAGCTAGGATGTGTGAGGACGAAGTCGTATGGAAGTCGATGTTTATGTCAGGAACGCCGTGCCCAATACAGCAAGGCGGTAGACTGGTCGTTGGGAAAAGGGCTTACTTACTTATGAAAAGTGACCCCGAATTGTTTGTTCCTGCCTACGGAAAACTAGGTAGAAAACCTACAAAAACTCAACTTTGGTTTAATGCAGTACTTGGTATAGGTGTCGAATCCAATGAAGAACAAAATGATGATAGTGAGTCTGTTAGCGATAAGTTCCGCAGCTCACTCCGCGACTGAACTTGATAACTTAATTAACGCTTCATCTGCTATTGTAGATCAGATAGATAGAGGTATAAAACTAGTCGGTGCTGGGCAACAGTATGCGTATAGCGGTACAGGCCTATCTGACGGAACTCTATCAGGCTCAGCTCATATAAGCACCGTTCAGCTAGATGCTTACAACAACGCGTTGGCGGGTATGAGTACGTACTTGCCATATGGTTCTGTACAAGATGTACTAAACGAACGTGCCGCACAAGAGCTAGATCTTATGGACAATGCTATCGATACGTTTACTGAAGTAGTCGTTGAGATGGTACAAGTTGTAGAAGTAGCAGAGATGGCAGAAACTGCAGCTTCGCCTGACGAAGAAGCGGCTGTACAAGATTTCGTAGCTTCAAATCAAGAAGTACTAATCATTTCACAAGACGAAGTAGATACTTACAATCAATCCATAGATGATATCGAGACACACGCTAACCAAGCGAGTGCGTTTATCGCTGTTGCCGAGAACCAAGAAGCCGTTAGCTTCCTTGAACAGGGTGCAGAAAACAATAACACCACTGCAGAGCAAGCCACGCTCAACTACTCAGCTAACAACCAGTGGGTATCGATGAGTTGGGCGGGAACAAACAACGCGACTGCAGTCTACCTCAACGGGCAAAACTATGGCTTAGACTTATATGTCACTGAAGCAGATGTGTTAGCTATAGGTTCGGATTCAGAATATTACTTAACAGGCCCTACAGCACAAGGGTTTAATTGTTTTATGTCTCAAGGAGATTGCGAGTATGAGTATTGAAGATAGCGAGCTAAAGATAGGCGGTCAGACATTCAAAGGCGCTTGGATCGCCGTAGTTTTAGCTATTGGGTCTACTATAGGCGGGGGTGTATGGACAGCTAGCAGTCTGTACTCTCGTCTAGAAGCTGTTGAAGGTATACAAGTACCCGACATCGTACCTTTAGAAGAAAAAGTTTTACTAATCGAACAAGAACTTACTGCTAACGACGTATCTCAGCTACAGGGCAAGCTAGCAGAACTAGGTGTAAACCTGAAGACTATTGCTGAGCAGCAAGAAAAATTACTATCTGTTAAAGAAGAAGTAAAAGAGTTAAAAGAAAGCGTGATACAGATGCAGACCACTGTAGAGAAGGCTGAACTTATACTAGATAAAGTAGATAAGTTCGAAGCGCAAGTCAAAAGTACTAGCAGAGAAATACAAGATTTATGGGATGGGATGGATTATCTATCTAATCCCCTCAATTAGTTTGCATAGTTTGGATACTTGCGATAGTATCTAACTTAGGTTCGTCTATCAGTACGATAACTGATCGGCCCGTAGCCGTAAAAAACGTACCCCCGCCTACACAAGGCGTAAAACCTGTCGAGATCGCGTCTCGTTAAATAGCGCTAGTTCGTTGTCCCACGATACGGGAATTACGGATTAGCCGCTCCTTTAAGTCGGCTAAGAATCGCGGCATGTGCCGCATAAACTTTTTTTGTCAATTTATATGGAGGCCTATCATGGCTTTAACAAACTTCGGGCAACTTACAGGTGCTCAACTACAAGCGTGGTCACGTGACTTCTGGAAAGTTGCTCGTAACCAATCTTTCATCAATCAATTCGCTGGAACTGGCTCTAACGCTATGGTCCAACGTATTACTGAACTTACTAAGTCTCAAAAAGGCACTAAAGCTAACATCACTTTGCTAGCTGACATGGTCGGAGACGGTATCACAGGCGACAACACTCTAGAGAACAATGAAGAAGCGCTACGCGCCTTCGACATCAGCATTGAGTTAGATCAACTTCGTTTTGCTAACAGAATTGCTGGCCGTATAGCTGATCAAAAGACCGTAGTTAACTTCCGTGAGCAGTCTCGTGACGCTCTTGCTTATGCAATGGCTGACCGTATTGACCAACTAGCGTTCTTGACTCTTACTGGCGTTACTTACAACTTCAAAAACAACGGTGCTCTACGTTACGCAGCTGGCACAACTCCAACTCAAGGCCACGCTCTTGATGATCTAGAGTTTGCTTCAGACGTATCTGGCCCAACTTCAGCTCGTTGGAAGCGTATTGATAAAGCAAGTGCTACCGCTGATCCAACTCTAGAAGCTGGTGACACTTCAGAAACTAATGCTCTTGATAAGCTTAACTACAAGTCTATCATTCAGTTGAAAGCATACGCTAAAGACCAATACATTCGTGGTATTCGTGCTGGTGCAGGCGAAGAAGTATTCCACATGTTCGTTACTCCACAGCAAATGGCTGACCTTAAGTTAGACGCTGACTTCATCGCTAACGTTCGTAACGCTGGCGTTCGTGGTCCAAGCAACGCATTGTTCGCTGGTTCTTCAAGCGTTATGGTTGATGGCGTTATCGTTCACGAGTTCCGTCACGTATTCAACACTTCTGGTGCTCTTGCTGGTACTTCATCTAACGTAGATGTTGCTGGCTACAAGTGGGGTGGTAACGCTGCGGTAGACGGTGGTGCTGCTCTATTCTGTGGTGCTCAAGCTCTTGCTATGGCTGATATCGGTCTACCTGAAATGGTTGAAGATACTTTCGACTACGGTAACCAATCAGGTATCTCTGTAGGTAAGATCTTCGGTCTACGTAAGCCTAAGTACCACACTGGTGCTGGCGACTCAGGCAACTTGCAAGATTTCGGCGTTATTCGTCTAGATACTGCACAGTAAAACTAATCGACCTCCTCTTTCGGGGGGAGGTCTCTTTTAGAGGTAATTTAAAATGGCTACTATAGCAACTTTACGTAAGTCAGATAAAATACTACTAGGTAACGAATATCAACCACTAACAGGTCAGATGTTTGTACGAGAAGCAACTGTAGATGTGCCTGCAGACTACGCACTTGATGACGTTCTTCGTATGATGAGCGTGTTTAAAGGCGAAACTCTACACGGCTTCCAGTTGAATCTCCCTACTGGTCTTGATACAAATGGCAGTCCTACAGCTAAGTTTGACTTAGGTTATGGCAACTCTGATACAGCGACAGTTGACGCTAACTCAGATACTCTAGTTGATAACTCTGCTGACGGTGTACTAAACGTACAGTCTATTTTTTCTGCGGATGACGACGGTGTATTCACAAGTGGATCTATCACTTTTGGCTCCGATACATTCCTTGACGTACATGTAAAAACAGGCCCAGCAACAGGTGGAGCCGCTACTGTTAAGTTAACAGCTTATTTAAGCTAGTTTTTATAGCCCCCTTCGGGGGGTTAATTTTTTAAGAGGACATACATCATGAAGATAATTAGTGACAAAGATTTAGCTGTATACGTTGGCGGCGCTGGTAAGGTGCTAATAGCGGGCGAGCCTAGAGAAGTTTCAGAGGTAGTAGGCCTAGCGGCATTACAACTTGGCGCTAAAATATACAACGAAAACAGTGTTACCCCGCAAGAGATAGAAGATGCGGAGTTTGAAGAAGTAGTTGAAGAGACTACAGAAGAATTTGATCCAGCTCTAATGGAATGCTTAGCTAACCTAATAGAGCAGGGTAACCCAGAAGATTTTAAAGTAGATGGTACGCCAAAAGCGGCTATCATTAATAAAGCTGTAGGCCGAACTGTTCGCAGCGATGAGCGCGAAGCAGCTTGGGAAGCGGCTCTAAACCTATAGGGTAATTAGTTATGACTGTGTCAGTTAATAGTATTATAGACAGGGTGCAAAGAGTACTTCAAGATACTACTGGGGTAAGATGGCCAGTAGACGAAGAGTTGGTACTTTGGGTTAACGACGCACAACGTGAAATAGCACTTTTAAAACCCGATGCGTCTGCTGTTAATGAGACGCTAACCTTAGTGGCCGGTACTAAGCAAAGTATACCGACTAATGGGAACAGGCTACTAAAAGTAGTACGCAACGTTGTAGGCACTGCCGCCAGCAGTTCTATACGTTTGGTAGATGGGAACATTTTAGACTCCCAAACTCCTGACTGGCATAACGCTACTGTCGGTGGGGACGCGGCCCACTCTACAACTATAAAGCATTACATATACAACGATTCAAACCCTAGAAATTTTTATGTATACCCCGGCGCATTAGGCGCTACTGTTAAAGTAGACATTATATACTCTGCAAACCCTACAGATGTATTTGCGGCTTCTTCGGTAACGGCTTGGGACAGTTCTGCAACATACGTAGATGGTAACAGAGTGAGCCACGGCTCTAAAATATGGGAAGCAGTCCCTTCAAACGTACTGGCGAACCAAACGCCTTCTGCCTCTAACAGTGCTAACTGGGCCGAGGTTACTGGTTATAACATATCAATCCCTGACATATACGCTAACTCTATAATGAACTATGTCCTGTATATGGCATATATGAAAGATGCAGAGTTCGCTGGTAGCCAGCAACGTGCCGGCAGCCATTATCAGTTATTCCAACAGGCAGTGACGGGTAAGGGTCAAATAGACACAATAACCACGCCTAACGCTGAGAGAACTATACAACCAGTTGCGGGAGTCTAATATATGGCGATTCAATACGAAGCGTTGCTCCCAGAAGTATTACCGCACGTACCGGGCTGCCTAGACTCTACAGCAGAAAAAGCTATCAGGTCTGCAACTATAGACTTATGCGAACGTGCGGGAGTGTATCGTAAAGAGCTCGATAAAGTGTCTGCCGTGGCTAATACTTTCCAATACGATTTTGACGCCCCTACAGGCACTACAGTACACAGGATCGAATGGATAACGTTTGAAGGTGAGGAGCTAGAACCAATAAGCAGCACGTTATTAGAGCAACGCATACGCAAATGGAGAGAAGAAACTGGTCAGCCTGAATACTATGTACAGCAGTCTAGTACCAGTTTTTACGTCGCACCAGTTCCAGCAAGTAACTCGTCTTTAGCGTTTCAAGTTAGAGCTATATTAAAGCCGACACATACGAGCTCAGCCTGCGACAATGATGTTATGAATAACTACAGAGACACTATAGTAAATGGTGCTTTATTTAGACTATTACGAATGCCAAACGTTAGTTGGTCTGATATGAATGCTGCGGGGGTATACGGAAGCTTGTTTACTCAAGATGTAGTACGAGCAGAACAGGACGCACGCGGCGCTAACGTAGGCGTATACAGGAAGGTAAGTTATGGAGGAATCCAAGGTGCAAAATCAGGGTCATGGCGTAGACGAACAAGAGACTACGGAAACAAGTATTAATCCTGTAGCGGCGGACATTAGGCGTGAGTGGGACTGGGTTAAACAGGGCATTGAAGAGATACTAGCCCAACAACCGCAGTTAACTTTTAGAGCCGAAGACGTATACGCCGAATGCGTATCCGGTGAAGCCATACTCTGGGTAGCTCCCGAAGGTTTTGTAATAACCAGTACGGAGTTTGATAGGTTTAACGGACAAAAAAACCTACTTGTGTGGTTAGCGTGGGCAAAAGAATTGGGCAATAACTGCGTTATTAAGTATTGGGATTTCTTCGCTACAGTGGCAAAAGAAGCCGAATATAGTAAACTAATGGTAAAGACGCCAGTTACAAAATTAGAGCCTTATTTACTAAAACAAGGTTGGATTAAAGAAACTGTACTTTATACAAGAGAGTTAGTATGAGCGGACCAAGTAGTTCAGAGTATAAACCTAGTGAAGCAGAAAAAGCTTCTACAAGGGTAGCGTATAGAGAGCATAAATACTTCAAAGAGAAGTACGACCCGCTGTTGCAAGATATGCGCGACAAAAGTAAAACTCTACCTGTTACTGAACAACTTCGTAGCAGGGCGAATGCTGACACTATGCAAACTCTAACGTCTAACCCTAATATTGGCCAAGCCCGAGACACGGGTAGCGCAGCTAATATGACTAGCGGTATGTTAGGCCAGCTCGGCCAAGCCACTAGAAAGGGAGAAAACATAAAAGGCCGTATGCAGACGGGTGTTCTGGCGACAGCTAGGGGGCAAGCAGCAGAGGCACAGTCTGGCATGTCACTGGCTTCTAAGTTGGAGACTTCCGAAAATCTAACTAGGGCTAAAGCAAAACAAGACGCTCGTATGGCTGCAATGAAGGCAGCAGGCCAGATAGCTGGTGCATATATAGGTATGAAAGGCGGCGTTGCGCCCACTACTACTAGTACTATGCCGCAAAGCCAAATTGCACAAGCTCCCGCTCTTTTGCAGCAGCAGTCGCAGGGTAATTTTATGAATAACCTTAACCTTACCCCGACAGGTAGTATGAGCACAACGCCAAACACTTTAGGTCAGAACGTTAACAACGCGTTGTTTGGCCCATCGCCGTTTTCGCAACCCGTCGTTAACCTAAATAAAAACGTGTAGGGAGGTGAATGTAGATGTCTTTATTTTCTTTAACAGCTGGCTTGGCCCCATACGCATATAGAAGGATTGGTGAAAAAAGGCAAGAAGCACTTCATAGGAAAAAAGCTAAAGAAATGGGCTTATCCTACGAAGACTATAAAGAAGAACTAAAAATTAGGACTGCCGATCCAGATGATTTGCAGGCTGAAATAACTAAACAGGACTTCCAAGACTACGTAAAAGAGTATAGGGGTTTTGAAGAGGACCTCTTAGAAAAAGCGCAAACAGACACTAGTATAGTAGATCAAGCCAGAGAAGACGCAGCTAGGACACCGGCGTTAATGGAAGGCGTAGCAGAAAGAAACAGAGAACGCTACGGAATGTCGTTTACTCCAGCTCAAATGAAAGCTGTACAAAGCGCAAACAGGTCAGGCAGTTTACTTGGGGGCATACAAGCGGTTAATGACGGCAGAATTGCTCAAGCAGAATCAAATCAGGCGCTTATGTCTGACCTAATAAATATAGGTCAAGATATAAATAGAACGTCTTTAACGCAATTGGGCAATGCCGCGCAAGACGCGTCTCGCAGAAAACAGGCTTACGAACAAGCTAAATCTGCTCACAAATCACAGGTGTTTTCGACTGTAGGCGGGCTAGGTGCGGCCGCTATAATGTCGGGACTCATATAAGGAGACATGCAGTGGCATATCAAGATGTAGGCTCGGCTATACTCGGTGGGTTTAACGCCGCTAGAGCATCAAAGCAGCAAAAATTTAGTAATGATTTGTTAACTAAAGAAGCAAATCGGTTAGAAGCTGAATTGCAATTAAGGCAAGATGCGGCTGCTCAAAAAGGCGTTATAGCTAATAACGATCAATACATACAGAATTTAGCCGCATCAAATCTGCTATCTAAAGATATGCTTAGCTTAGATAAGCAAAAACTAGCGGACGGTATTTCTAAAGGCGATGCCGCCACCACTGGTGTAATGCTAGATTTAGCTAACAGAAGTGGGTTACTCCCTAACGGTTCTGTGGCAGAAAGCATAGTACCTCTGCCTAATGGCGGGTACGCAGTGACTTTAAGAACTTTTGAAGGCGCTCTAGCTCCAATTACAAAAAACGCAACGTCTGCCGGTGACGATAACGTAGTTAAGTTTTCGCCCGGGCAGTTAGCAAATTTAGGCAACCAGTATTACAAAGGTACAGTTGTATCCAACTCCTCTTTAATCTCGCCTGCTATGTTTCGCGCTACTGCAAACATGGTAGAAACTGAAGACGATGCTTTGAATTTGAATAACAGATACGCGAACATTTTACAGTCTAGCAATATAATAGATGGAGTTGCATCTACCGGCGATTTACAGCTCGGCAGAGATGCTATGAACGCTGTGGCAGAGGTTGACGAAACCGATGAAGAATCGACGATAAAATCTGATATATCAGATAGTTTGCAAATCCCCAATATCCTAACCGACGTTGCTAAGCTAGCACCTGATGCTGGATCTGGTTTGTCGCAAGATGACCCCCGTGCAAAAGTAGACGAGCGCTCAGGCTTAACTGGCGGAATGTATGGTTCAATGTCAAACGCCGGTATTCAAGCGCAAACTAAACTTAATGATCGCTTAATAGATCCCGACTCTGGCGCATCATTAAATGATGTTATAGCAGAGCTAGATGGAAAACGCGACGACCTAGTAAAACAACTAAAAGACGGTGAAATAACTACCTTCAAGTTTGATAGGGAAATGAAAAAACTTGATACGGCTCGAAAAGTAAATGTTAAAAAAGCAAATCAGGCGTCATCAAGAAAGATAAAAAACCTAACAAG